CTTTTGTAGATATACATTCAGTTTTGTGAATATATCGGGATAGCTGCGTATATTTTTCCCGCTTGGTATGTTTTCGAAAAGCTTTGTCAAGTATTGATGGACGACGTTTGTTTGTGGTATCAATTCCAGACGGTGATTGTAGTTGTCGAAATCATTCCAGATAACGCGGCTTTGAGGATTTTGTTTTTTGATGGTGTTTGAGATAAAACCGCTGCCACCAAAAAGGTCTAAATATACTTTGTGTCCGCTTATAGCATTAAACGCATCGGACAGACGTCCCCCCACATGTACTTATTGCCACGAAAGGGGATTGGGGGTCTGGTGTTCTTAATAATTTGGTCTCCTAAAAAGTTATTTCAAGGCCGACAGCTACATGTTTTTTTGTGTCTGGGATAGTGGCCATGATGGTAATTTTCTTATTTTTTGCAATAAAATATCCGTAGCTTAGTGCCGGGCCGTCAGTTGTCTGCCAGATGCCCACTGCTTGGCGTGGTCTTTTTGCTTCGGCCAGTTGATCAACGAGTTTCGTAACGTCAAGAGCCGCTTCAGTTTTACTTTCAACGACAAGCTTGCCCGCATCAAATTTATGCTGCTCGTTTTTAAGTGCTGGCAGGGTGTAGGTGCTATCGTTATATTTTACCTTTACTGCGGGGGCATGGACGGTGATCTCGGCATCCGCGTCATCAACTCCGGCTTTAGCAGTATAGCTGACGTTTGTGCTGGTTGTAGCAGTCAGCTCGTTTTTTGGTTTTGTCGGCAAAGGAAGTTCTGTTTCGGGCTTCGGCGTGCAATAAAGCATCAAGGCTGCCGTTATCAACGCACCAGCGAGAAACGCAGCCAGCAGTTTAACTTTTTCCATCGAGTTTACCTATAGCGCTGCTTGCGCCGCGGCTGTTGATAAATTTTCCTGTGACCTGCGCGCCAAAGCAGGCAGTCAGGATCGTACCGGCAAATATTTCATAATGCGGCCACGTTTTCCCCTGCAGCAGCAAGAACATCGTCACAAAAATAAAAAAGGCAAAGCCGGTTATAGCCAGGACTGTAGTGCAGCTGGGGTGACCTTCTGCATCACAGATCAGGTCGAGGATAAATTTTTTCAAGGCAGGAACCTCCTAAAAAACAATAAGATCAAGCAATTTGCTTGATCTTATTATCTATCGAATCGGAAAAGTCGGCTTTTCAACGCCTTTAGTATTTGAGCGTCAAAAAAGGTTCCCTTGATTTTCTTTCAGTATTCTTTTGGTTTCGTTTCTTCTGTTTTGTGCGAGCAGGCTGCGCACATAGACTTCGGATACATTGTATTTCCACGCAAGTTGCCGCGTGTTGGACCCGTCGAATTCTTTCGCTATGGCGCGGTTTCTCGGCCCTTCCAGTACCTCATCATAAAGCGGGATATACTGTTGGATTCCGCCGCTATACCTGCAAAGGTCAAGTGCTGCCTTTATTCCGATCGCACTGATTATAGGCTGAAACGACTGCGCGAAATCTTCCGGCTGCACATCGGCTTCGAGCTGGCTTTTGATTTTTTTATCCATCAGCGGTCAACTCCCTTCGGTGTTTTATAGCTTTCAGCGCTTCGATGACTTTCGAGCATTCACCAGGCGTTTCTGGATTGGATTTCCCCACAGTCTTTTGGCACAGGCTGCCGAGACCTGCGTCTGATATGCCCATATCGGCCTGCATTTTCGCAATATGGCGCAGTTGAGCTGCTGTTGATCGGCCTTGCATTTCAAACCCCAGCCGCTGAAAGGTTTTGAGGAGATGCTTGAAAGCCGGTTGAGTTAGCTCTTTGGTGCTGTCTACACCATATTTATAGAGCAGTGATCGATAATCTTCTTCGCTGAGGCCAAGCTTTGTTTTAGCTGTCTGCAGCAGCCCGACCTGCTTTTTTGTTATGATGTTAGCCATAATTGCCCTGCCTCCTTGATTATTGCTCGCCGGGGCTTATCGTAAGGGCAAGCGTATCTTCGACGCTGATCGCTTTTGCCAGCTCTTCAACGTCCAGCGAGCTAAGGTCAAAGTATTTTTTGACGAGCTCGGCGTTTTTGGCGGCGCGGATAGCGTCGAGTTCTTCATCTAGGTTTTCACTGCCAAGGCCTGCGGCCCGAAGAAGCTCCAGATCCTTTTTGTATTCGCCCTTGAGCTTTTTAACAAGCACCTCCACAGCGTCAGGTTTGGCTTTTAAAAGCACCAAAATGGCTTTCAGGTCTATTTCCTCGTAGTCCATACGCAAGAGGGCTGTGAGGGCGATTTTAAACTTTGTTTTGATCTCGTATTTCGGCTCAGTTTTAACTTTGATGTTTTCTTCAGCAACGGCGCCGATCAGGGCCATTACTTTTTCCGGGTCAATGATATTGAGCTTTGTTCTGATCATGAGCTCCGCCCGGCCGTTATCTGAGCTGGCATAAGCGTAATTTAGATTGCAGTTTTGCATTTTTGCGTAAAGCTCGGTCTGGATCTTGATTTTGGCTTCTTCCAGCTGCTCTTTGGCGGCTGCGATTTCGGCCTCCAGCTGCACGGCTCTATCGATGTAGGTTTGGATATTTGTACTACTCATTGATTGCGGCTCCTTTTCTTGGTTTTAGCACGATTATTTTATCTCCTGACTTTTGCTCCTGCAGGCTGATTATAAGCTTGGTACCCGGTTTTAGGTGCATGAGCCTGCGAATCGCTACAGGAATGCAGCAGGTACCATTTCTGTTGATAGTGAGGATTGAGTTTATCATAGTTTCTCCTTTATTATGATTTTAACCATCTTTTTATCCTTTCCCAAAGCGATAACTTTTCTTCTTTTGGCAGAAGCACGCTGCCTATCTCATGCGATTTAATGCTGCTGTCCAGCGAAGCTGTTGTCCCGTCCTGTTTCCGGCTCTTACGGCCGATTTCGCAGCGGCGGCAAACTTTGTTTTTAAAAGCAGACTTAGTGGAGCGATTCCTGTCTTTTGGCATCTGTTTTTTGCCCATCGGCTTTTCCCTCCTTGGTTTCGACTATTACGCTAATGGTGATTTCTAAAAAATCTTTGGCAGTAAGAAATCCGGTAGCTTCTTCAATCGTTTCGGCGAGGCCTTTTGTCGCCTTCATTGCAAACTTAATGAATTCTTCCGGGCTTTTAGTGCGCCCCAGAGTGTAG